ATATACCATTGACCAGTAGGGCCTTGAAATGCATGATTCCAAACTTTTGCCCATGGTAGGTCTTCGCCTTCGACAGCTGGTAAGAAACGAAGTACTGCATATCCATTGCCAGACTTATCTAGCTCTGGTTTACACAGTCTTTCATCTACGTATGATTTTTTCTCTTGGGGTGCAGTTTCACCTTTAGCTGCGTCTAACAACTTATTAAGTGACCCACTGCTTTTTAGATTATCTAATGACATATATTTTTCTCCGTATGTTATTATATTTTATTGTATTTTATCGTATGTTTATTTGTGTATCTTTCAATACATAACTATTTATAATAGCTATCTGTACCACTATATCAGGCCTGACAGAGTTTGTCAAGGTCTTTATAGAACATATAATGAACATTATTTTTACTTGTAGGTGAAATAAAGTCATTATTTACAACCCATATGAATTTTACTTCATGGAATTCATCAAATAGTGTTTCTAATTGACTAGTCCAATTTACAGGGTTGAATCCTTTTGAATCGTTAGGTAGATAATGGTCTGTTCCTTTATATACATTATTAATAGGTTTATTAGAATTAGATAAATCAAATCCTAACATGTATACTTCATCAGCACCTTCTTGACATGCCAAATGAATTGCAGTAGTTCCTGCTGACCAATTTCTAGGAAAATCTATATCTTCTACTCTATCTTTTTGTCCTAACCATGTGATATAAAGACCAACATCTTTATAACACTTTATTCTTAAATCTTTTTCATCCATGCCAGGAAACTTGTTGTGTATTCTTGCATAGTTTGATTCTGCATCATCATTATCTTTACCTTGAACCACACATTTATCCCAATCAGTTTTTGGCGTTTCAAAAATATTTTCAGATGAAAAGTTTTCTTTCATAAACTCTGGGTCAAAACCATCTAAGATAGCCCAATCAGCAAAATGACATTTGTTTGAAAATGCATACTCTGATTGATAAACTTCTTGTTGCATGGCATAATCAATAACAACTAAGTTATCTACTACACAATCTCTATGGATTGCATTACAACCCCATGTTATAAAACTCTCATATCTTTTAGTTACATCCCAAACTTTACGAGATTCACCATTTCCATAAACCATTGCTTTCATATTACGCCTCTTTTATATTCGTTACCATAGTATTTATAAACCTACTTCGATATACCTATCATAAATTGTTAATACCCAATCTGTGTAAAAGTGATAATGTATAATGCCAACAAGTAGTATTAATGAACCTACTATATTGACAACTATCAATGACCAGTCTTTCCATATCCAACCTACTATCAGCCAACCTGATATACCTGTAAACTGAAAATACATATTATATGGATACATGTTTAGTGCTGTTGTTGCAGCTCCTATAATCAAGACTATACTTGAAAACCATTTAATCCACCAATCTAATTTATCTGGTCTATCCATTCATCAATCCTTTTAATATTAACTTAAAACTCTTAGTGTCAAATTTAAGAAAGGATGTATAATCATTCATAAGCTTATACACATCTTTCCATACATAATCTTCAGCAAGTTTACTATTCCATACTTTATGAAACTGTAATATACTATCAAGTACAACCATACTTTCTAGTGATACTCTTTTACCCAAATATTCTTTTAATAACTTAGGATGTTTATTCTCACATACTGCAACTAAATCTTTATCCAATATAGATTCAATTTCTGATTTAAAAGTGTATGTTAAACTCTGTATTTTCTTTTTCCAATGTATATAATTATCTTCATCAAATTTACCAACCCAACCTTTTGGGTGTATTAAAAAATTAGCAAGTAGATAATCTTGTATGTCTTCTTTACTTTTATACTTACGAGTTAATTTAACAAAAAATACCCTATCATTCCTTTTATAGAATGAATCTCTTGACACTTTAGATTTTCCGTTGTACTTTACAAAGTCATAATCATTTTTGTCAAAATGTGCCTTCATGGCACAATACATCAAGTATGCATCTATTGGTTGCATTACATAGGTAACTTTGCAACTTTCGGTAAGTAATTTAATTCTATTGCATTTGCTTCTATCTTTTCTTTTAAACTTTTAGTTAATAGTTTAGCTGTGGTTACAGGTTCGATACCTATTTTTTCACAGTAGATAGATATTGCTTCTAAGTGTGTGCATCTTTTATCAAATGCAATCTTTTCTATTTCTAATGAGAATGTTTTTGGTGTGTGTACTGTATTAGTATTTTCAGCCACTATACACAACCTGTTGGTTTTGGTAAACCACCATACTTTGCAATTTTCTTCATTGGGCCTGATTTAAAGACATCATATAATTTACTTGCCTTTCTATCCATACCAAATTCTTTTGCAAAAATTCTAACTGCTGGTACTGTGCCTGTTGTATTAAACATTTCTCGTGCTTTGTTTATGTAAGTTTTGATTTCTTCTGTGATTTCCATGTCATCAGATTTTGCCATTTCATACATGACTTCTTCTGACCAATCACTTGTGTTGATGAGAAACCCATCTCCATCTCTATTTAATTCCATAATATACTCCAATTATTATAGACCATTATACTAGGTCTAACATTATTTGTCAAGCATTAAAATGCAGCACTTGAACCACATCCACATGTGGATTTTGCATTAGGATTACTAATAACAAATGCACTTCCTTTAAGTTCATCTGCAACATAATCAATCGTAGCATCCTTAAAGTATATTCCACTCATAGGGTCTATCAATAACTTCGCACCATTGGTTTCAAATACCCAGTCATCCTCTTTTTGTTTGTCTAAAGTAAAACCATATTGAAAACCAGAACATCCACCACCTTGTATAAAACAACGAACATTAAGTTTATCATCACCTTCATCTTTTAAAATGTGTAATGCCTGATTAGCTGCACTTTCTGTAAATGTTACATTCATTTCTTATACCACTCCTCTAATGTTTCTTCTAGTAATGGTATGTATTCTTGTTTATCTTTAATAAACTCTTGTACTGTACCATTCTCTGTCACAACTAAAATTACTATTTGATTGATAGGTTTTCCTGTCAATTCTTCAAACATTTCAGCATATGCCGAAGTTTGAATGTAATAATTTTCATTGTAAGAATCCTTTCTCTCATTTGTAGATGTTTTAAAATCTACGATTGATAACTCTCCTTTATACTCAGCTATCAAATCTGTTCTTCCTGCTACCTTGTATTTATCAGAATACAAAGTTACCTCTTGTCCAATTACCTCATTTATGTTGTTAAAGGTCTTATCTTTTAACTCATTGAACAAACAATATGGTAAAAAGTCCTTTTTATGGTGTTCCATATCTTCACCATTCAGATAATCTTCACACATCTTATGTACTTTTGTTCCTCTAGTTGAAGCTTTATTGCATATGTAATTCGCAGTCTTTTCACCCACTCTTTTACGCCACTTCATTAACCCCTCTTTACCTCTAGGTGATAGTACTGTAGTAATAGATGGGTATTCATTACCCTCTGGTGTTACATAAAATCTTTTTTTGTCAACTGTCTTTGTTTTTAAAACAGGAAAATCTAATTGTTCGTTCATTATATTGTATACCACTCCTTTCCTTCAAATAGTAAAGACTCTGCAAGTCTTCTTCTAATTAAACCATCTAGTGTTTTACCAGCTGCCTTGTTCCATCTTTTCATTTCACGAGGTACTGATTCATAATCACCATTGTTTAAAACTTTTAGTAATGTTGATTCTCTTAGATTGCCTGGCCCTAAATTAAATGTCCATGCAACCAAAGCATCAAATTGACTTTGACCGAATTTAACTGTTACATAATCATCTACATATTTCTCAAATTGTTCTACATCTTCCTGTAGTAACTTATCTGCTTCATCTTGTGTTATAGTATCGGTTTCCTTGACTCCACTAGTATGACCATAACCTATTGTCAACACATTAGCAGAACATTTATATGATTCCAATCTACAACCCTCGAATCTTTTAATAAGAGATAATCCCTCTTGGCTAATCTTCATTCTATAATTCAACTCCTATTCCAAGTTTAGTTTTTTCAATCAAATAGTTTCTTACAAACCCAGACCTTACGATATCTGGTATTTCAAACTCAACACAAGTAAACTCGTTCATGTTTTCTAAGATTCTTAAAAAATCATGCAGTCCATTTCTTTCGTTGGTTCTAGTTAAATCTGTTTGACTAAAGTCACCACAGAAGAATATTTTTGAATCTTGTCCTACTCTTGTGATGATAGTATCTAACTCATGGAAGTTTAAATTCTGACATTCATCTACTAGGATGATTGAATTGTCAAAGGTTAACCCTCTTAAAAATGATGTAGATACAAAGTGTAAACTTCCTTGTCTTTTTAGAGCTTCATACAAACCTCTAAATGCATCTTCATTGGGTTGTTTAAACATAAACTGTACCATGTTTGAATACGGCACTTGATACAATGCAGCTTTGTCTTCCTCATCACCTGGCAAGAATCCAATTTCTCTTGTTGGTATTAATGAGCGAACAATAACTACTCTATCAATAGATGTTCCTTGTTTAAGTGCTTCTTGTAATGCAAGGTATAAAGTTACAAATGTTTTACCTGTACCAGCACAACCAAAAAGAAAACCATTCTTCCCTGCTTTGTGACCTTCGAATACTAATTTTTGATTATCTGTGATTGGTTCAATTTTTACTAAATCAGCAGCATTAATTTCTTTCTTTTTTGACATATTTTTATCCTTATATTTTGTATAACCTTTATTTATCTAACTCTATTTATCTAATTATGTCAATCTTACTATCTCTAGTCCAAATCTCTAAATCATTTCTTAATCTATTATCTGATTTTATGTTATTGTATCTATTAGTAGCCTTCTTTCTCCACCACTCTATAACTTCATCACTATAATATCTATCATAGTTAGGTGCTTTTATAATATTGTTTGTTTTACCATTTACAATATCAATAAAATTATCTATGCCATAATTAGATACATAATACCTTTTCTTTTCTGTAAGATTCTTTGCATTTTTAATTGTATTATTAAAATTATCTAAATCAGTTCCACCGAGTGTTTTTTTTAATAGACCAATAATTGCATTTGTTAATTTAAGTTTTCTACTACTTGCACTTTTTGGCACTAAATCGCCAGTTCTACTCTCAACATAGTTTTGTAAATCTTTAAATTGTTTACCATGCATCATTGGTATAAAATTACTATCGGTCAAACCTTTGTATTTTAACATTGGTTTCATACCATCATACATACTTGATGATTTACTGTTTCCATATAAACTAGTAGTTTCAAACATACATAAATTCATATCATATTTTTTATTTAATTTTTCTCTGACTTCATGTGAACAACATAAAGCAGCTAGTAATTTACCACCAAGATAGTTAAAACCAAATGGTTGTGTTGGAACTATAACAAAACCCATAATAGTAGTTTTGTTAAATGTAAATAAATCTGGCACACGACCTAACAGAATGTTTCTAGGTTTACAATTAATTACAGGTGAACCAAATCTCATAAAACCTACAAACTTATTTGTGTTCTTTTCTTTTACTGCAAGTTTTAATGTCTTGCCAGGAATACTAGTCATGTTACTATGACTTGAAATCATATTAATACAAGTATCCCATGTGGTATTATCTAATTCTATAACTTCTAAATCCATATCCTGTGGTGACATAGAAAAGTCATCAAACATATCTTCATCAAAACCCATGCCCGGCAGTGATGCTGGTATTGATTCTATTTGTGTCATTTTTTGATTACGCATGTATTGGTCAATTCTATCAAACTGGCCAAAGTAATCATTGAATATATTAGCACAGTGTAGTGCTTCATCATAAGTCAAAGTCTTCATAATTTATTTTTCTCTAAAAGTAGGGATTAACTAATCCTTCAGTTAATCCCCTGTGTATAATCTATTAGATTGACCATATCACAATATTATTTATACTATGGTGTCCTTTAAATTGTATTTCTTAACAATATTTTCTTTTTTAATATCCTTTGAAGACCTTCTTGAAAATCTATCTGCCAGTGGCGTATTAGGATTTCTTTCTGCAATCTTCTGTAGTGTTTCATTCATACCACCATCCATTTTTTTAATAATATGGTCACCCACAAAATGTGGTGCAGTCATGACTGGTTTAATTTGTGGATTATTTTTTAGGTAATCATCTTTTTCAGAGATTTTCATCATCTCATCATACTGTTCACCAGTTTCTATTATTTCAAATGTATATGTTGGCATTATTTTGGATATTCCTTTTCACCTAATTCTATTTCATTAAGTAATGATTCTAATTCTTCTATAGATTCAAAAAATGTATCACAATTCTTTTCCATAAATTCAATTCTTTCATTCATTTTTTCTACAGTTTTTTCTAATTCTTTAACTATTCGTTTTAACCCAGCAATATCTTCTGCTTGGTCTTGACTGTTATATATTTCTACCATACCATTCAGGCCTCGTTCTATTTTTCCAATTGGCAAATCCATTCTTTTCATTTATATAATAATTTTTATATGCCTGAATTGGATTACCTATCACCTTACAATAATCAGGCATTGCTTGGGGTAATTCTGTTAACCCAATATCCTTAATATTATTTGGTGTCCTAAGTAGACTAATAGATGGTTTTGAAGCACCATGTATTTTTCCATATCTATATGTATACTCTGCAAGACAAGCCATGTAAATCTGGTACATCAAACGATAATTTGATTTACTTTCACGCACCCAAACATTACAAGGATGATTCACATGACTTGCTTTATAAAGTATATTCTCCCTATTATCAGGTAGTTTCCACCTTTTAATTCTGTGATTATTTTTTGTTCTATCTTCATACAATTCACCATCTATTACTCTGTGTGCAGTAGATAGTAATTGTGCATATTCTGTTGCCATTTTGACCACATGTTTATCAACATGCCACTTGACATTTTGTATTGGGTCTTCATGTAGATAGAATATGTTCACTTAATAACTCCTTAACTTTTACTAGATTCTTGTATTGTAACACACTTTTACTCATACTGTCAATAGATTCTTTTATAAGTCCAAAATCGGTCTTTAAGACCCCTTTAAGAGGGTATATATCGACATGTATCAAGAAAACTGCAGTAGTGCCTTCTGTAATTGTAACAGTCCTCTCATGTTCTACTCTAAAGGTTAAATTATCTAATGAATCAAAGTCTGGTTTCTCATACAATGGATGATTACTATAACCACCTAGTGATGATATACCCCAAGTATATCTGTGATATGATTGTCCACTTGTCATGGCTCTCATGATACCATCAGATGCACGAACTAATGCCTCATTGTCTGCAATTGGTTCGTGTAATTCTGCAAGACTTTTCCCCATCTTTTCACCAGCGTTCCATGATGAGGGAAATGCCACAAAACATGCCTCTAGTTTTCCCTTGTGCATAATAACAACATCATCCTCGATTGCCAATCCTAGTTGTTTTATATTATCGCAATCAACTAAAAGACTATAATTACTTTGTTGATTAAGTAGTCCTAATTTTGCAGCTGTCTTTTGAACTAATTCTTCTTCGATTGCAGTAGATGTTTCAAAGTAAATATTTTTACCTAGATTATCTAACTCAATTCTTTTTTGTGCTTGTATAAGTACATCAGTATCGTTTGTATTGAATGATGGTTTTTCACATGTATTGAAAATTGGTTTCATATCAAATGGATTTCTAATTACATGTTCAAACATTGTCTTTAAAACTTTTTTCTTCTCGTTCTCTCTTTTTATTCATATCATGATAAATTATTTCTAATATAACTACACCAATAGTTGCACCTA